GGGATTTCATTGTAGACCTTCATGCAGATTAATTTTGTAGTAACTGTTTTGCAAATATAGAAAAGTTTTGTAGTATTGCATTATAGTTACTACAAATTCAATTAAAACAATTATGAAAGTCGAAGTAAAAAAATCCGAAAGGAAGAACGCCCCCGAAGGTTTGCACCCTGCGCGCCTTATCCAAATTATCGATTTGGGTACTCAATTGAACGAAACGTATAATAAGAAAGAACGCCGGGTCCGCCTTGCGTGGGAACTTATAGGCGTGACGTTTGAGACTGAAGAAGGCGAAGACGTGAACCACCTTGTAAGCAAGGAATACAGTTTGAAGCTGTCCCGCAAATCCCACCTGCGCAAAGCCGTTGAAGGTATGTTAGGCAAGTCACTTAACGATGGTGAAGATTTTGATTTTGACAAACTGTTAGACACACAGTGCCAAATCACTATCAAGCACAACAACGGCACCGGTAAGAATGCCCACGAAGTCTACGCGAATGTAGACGCTGTACTACCGGTAGGGAAGGACCCTAAAGGTAAGCCGTTCAAGTATGACCGCGCACAACGCGATTTGGTTATGTTCAGTCTTGACAACATTGATGACGAAGTATTAAGCAACCTGCCTGAATGGCTGCAAGATACTATCATGAAGTCAGACGAATACGTAGCCTACACCGAAGGGGGCTACGAAGAAGCCCAGGCAACGAAAGGCAAAGGGCCGGCAGCAAAGAAGGTGGCAGCGAAAAAAGCAGCACCCACCAAGAAAGGTAAAAAGTAGTCCATGGAGTTACTACAATTCTTCCTACAAAACAAGTTAGTAGCCCGCCCAAAAAAGCGGGCTACTGCTATTAATAATAGCAGCCTTTCATTACTCAAAGCGCGCCTGTTAGGCTTTGCTGAAAAGAAAATAGATGCTAGTTTTTTTGCCGTTGGTTCTGAAACTCACAAGCGCGCGCTACAACCTAAGCGCAGAATTAAACGGTTCATCAAAGAAGACGAATTAAAAATACGCGGCATGGTTACCGCGCTATTGAATAACCCAATCTTTACGGCGCTGTTAGTCGGTGCCGTTGTTGAAAAGAAATTGAAGGGCCTTGTAATGGGTGTACCCATGCACGGCACGTTAGACATTAACCGCGTGCATGATCGTGGGTTAATCGCTGACATAAAAACAACTTCCGGTAAATCTCAAAAGGACTGCATTAAGTCGTGCAAGATGTACGGCTACTTCCGGCAGGCTATTGTATACATGACGCTTGCAGGCGCTAAAGACTTCGTGTTCATCTTCGTTACCAAGTCCGCACCGCATAAGATATTTTTTGTAGACGTTAAGAACTACCCTAAAGAAATGGCAGCGGCCCGCGAAGAACTAAAATTTCTTCTACACTTCTGGTCTAAATACGGAATGCCCACGTCTGTAAATGAACGCAAAGCAGCATGAAGAAAAACATAACGCTAAAAGAACTAGCCGACGCACTGCACGCGGTGAAGATCAAGCAACACCCCACCATGCCCGTACATGCTGTGCCCCGTAAGACGTTCAGCGACCGCAGCGCTAATAAGTTCACCACGGCTATTGTAACCTACTTGCAGGAATACTTAGGCTACTTGGCATACAGACAAAGCACTGAAGGACGATATAGGCCCGGCAATGTCGTCATAGACGTTATAGGCCGCGCCCGCGTCATGAAGGGTACTTTCATACCCGCAGCTAAAAAAGGGTTAGGGGACGTAACCGCGGTGCTGAAGGGGGGTAAGTATGTGAGCATTGAAGTAAAGATAGGTCGGGACAGGCAGCGGGACGACCAAAAGAAGTTTGAAACACAGCTAAACCGGGCCGGGGGTGCGTATATCCTGGTTCACGACTGGCCGGAATTCCTTGCCAAAATAAAGGCGTTTATTTGAAAAAACATTTGGTTTAATCGGTTACCTTTAGTAGCTTTGGTGTATCAATAGCAAACAAAGAGTAAATGACAGCCAAAGAACGGGACCGGGACGCAAGGCATTGGGAAAAGGTTATTCAACGCCTTGAGAAGAAGCACCACCTTAGTTCAGACGACTACCAACAGGTAGCATATGCTAAACACCGTATTGAGCAAATACGTGAAGAGTGGCGGCAGAGTAATACAACACTATGAAAATAAGTATTGCGCGTGGCCTTATGGGTCTTATTCCGGGAATTGGTGGCCTGTTTTTAATGGCTATCGTTTTCGACTACGTAGACGTTAAATATTGGCGCTACTGGTGCCCGGTTATTATGGTGATCCACTTAGCCTACTACGTTAAGGTATTATATTTTTAGAACAATGAAACCAAAGAAGAAATCAACACGCGGGGGCGCACGGGCAAAGTCCGGGCGTAAACCCGTTGAAGACAAGAAAGTAGCCGTAACGTTCTACGTGCGGCAGTCCGTGGTAGACAGGGTAGGGATTGAAGAAGCTAAGACTGTTGCCGCGTCTGCTGTTGAAACTTTAGCAAGCGGCGGGCCTATAACTATGTTTAAAGGGAAAAACTAAAGCCATGAAAAAAATAACCTTTTACCTGTTGTTCCTGGTAGCGTGTACAGAAACGCCGGACCCCGAACCGGTTAAACCTGTCTGGTATAGTTTCAACGTTAAAGCACCCGACGGGGGGAAGTTCAAAGCCGAAATATCTTGGAGCATATACAAGCACGTTTACAAAACTTCTGTAGACGCTGTGTTATATTTTTCAGGTTTTGATGCTGTGCCCGGTCGTGTGTTCACCATTACCGCTGAAGGGGCTGAAGACTTAGACCTAATTATATTATTCTACGACGAAAACACGCGACTGGTTAAGACTGTTCCCCTACAGCCAAACGTTACATACAAGTTTGACCACAATTTAAATTATTAACAATGGCAAAGACGAAAGAAAAAACTATGCCCGCCGCAGTTACTACAACCGCGCTACTACAAGTTAAAAAGGAAGCTAACACGCTATCTACACGCGTGGAAGAACTTAAAGTAGAAAGCGCCGAAGACGTAACCACCGCTGCGGACTTCCTACAGAATATTAAAAAGGCTATAGCCCGCATAGAAGAAGAACAGGGTAAGGTAGTTAAGCGTTTGCAGGAACTTGTAAAAATTGAAAAAGCAAGGTGGAAGCCGTCTTTAGATTTGCTCAACGCCGCAGACAAGAAAGTACGCGCACAGATTTTAGAGTACAGGCAGCTAGAACAAGCCGCAGCGAAGAAGGCAGAAGAAAAGATACTACAGCGTGTAGCAACTGGCAAGCTGAAAGAGACTACAGCAATGGTTAAGCTTGAAGCCGTTCAGACTTCCACTATGGGTAAGTCTGTTAGTAGTGAAAGCGCTACGGCAAGCTTCAGGACCCTTAAGAAACTTTCAATCGTTGACCCTATGAAAATACCACGGGGCTACCTGGTTGCTAACGAGAAATTAATCTTTGACACACTAAAGGCCGGGGGCGTTGTACCGGGCTGCGTCATAGTGGAAGAAGAAACACTTGCAATAAAATAAGTTACTACCAAGTTAAGTAGGCCATTTCCCATACCTTCGGGTGTGGCAAATGGTTTCTACGTTTACCGGGTCCGTAGTATTCCGGGCACACGTCAACATGCACAAACGTGCTACCTTGTGCTAAATAGTCTTCATACCCTACACGTACTTTAATGCCCAAATCTTTTGCAGCTTGTAGTATGATCTTAGCAAGCTTCCGCGTATCTGCTGCGCTTGTAGTATCTACGTCCATTGCCAAATAGACTACGTGTGGGGAAGTAGTAGCAGCGCGCGCACCACTTGCCCGTAGTGCATCCTGTTTGGCTTCGTTCCGGTTGAAGCTGTTAACGCGTAAAGGTTTGCCCCAACGTTCGCGGGCTTTGTCCATGACACGCATAAGCAATTCAGATACATACAGCTTCCCGTAGTCCCGCAGGTCCTGCGCAAATTTTGGTTCATCAGCTATGAAGTACTTCCCAATTTGCAGGGGGTGCTTGCGTAGGTCATAGAAGAACTGCCATTGGTTTAAACTTATTAGCGTGTCTTCCCGTGTGATTATATAGATGTTTTCTGTCATAGTAAAAGGGCGCCGGTTAGTATAATGGTTATTATTAAAAGTATTTTTGATTTCCGTTTGTGCCGGGGTATTTCATATTCCTCATAATACGTCACGTAGTCAGCCCGCAGGCTGTCCAGGTCGTTTATGCGTTTTGTCTGCACTTTGATAACCTTGTGCGCTAAGTCTACTTCAATGGCTTGCGCTTTTACAACGCGCTTAAGCTGGTCATACTTCTTCAGGTCGTATACAATACTGTCTGCGTACCGTTTAGGCATGCAGTAAATACTATCGGTATCTTGACACAAAGAAGCTGTCCAAAGCAGGCACAGAATAAGACTTAGGCTTAATTTCATAGTACTTAATTTTTTCAATTATTTTTATTTGGCTTGCGTGCTGTAGGCTGTCCGTTAGCTGCAACGTAACGGCGTGTAAGCTGTCTATGCGCTGTTCGCGTTGGTGTATTTGTTCACGCAGTCTAACTCCTTCTTCTTTTGTAAGTTGGTGTAGCCCTGTGGAACCAAGCCAAGCGCCAATTAAAAAACTTATTAGCGCTGTTATTAGTACATTAGTTGCTTTCATTCTTACGAAGTTGTTTTAGGTTTTCTTCAGCTAGTTCACGCTGTGCGCGTTCAAGTCGTTTGCTGGACTTGTAAGATAGCCAAGCCAGGTAGCCCACGAACACGGCAGACAAACCGGAAATAATTTTCACACCTAATTCTACGCCGTCCATGAATGTAATAGACGCATAAAAAGTGCATAGCGAAGTGTCAAGTATGTCACGGAGTTTCATGGGCTGTTTAATCTTTAAAAATGCTGTTGCTTGTGGCGGCATTTGATGTGAACCAAAAATTTTTCGCTTTGATCCTGTAGGTATATGTAAACCCACCGACGGGATTTGCGTCTATATAAAAATTGCTAAATGGTATTGTGGCTAATACCGAATACCCGCCGCCGGAAGACCTCTCAATAACCATTTCTGAAGCGTCCCCACCACCCCCGCTATTGTTCCAAGCAATCTGAATGTTGTTTCCCGATATAGACGCCACCGGGGTTATAGGGGTGGCGGGTACCGAAGTGTTAATTGAATTAGTTTCGCGGAACGCGGAACCACCGCTAGAATTTTCCGCGCTTACCTGCCAAGTATATACTCCACTTGCCAGCAACGTATTATCCGAATATGGTGACGCAGGATCATTCGCAAGAAAGGTATATGCGCCCGCGCCCGTCTTTCTCTCAATTCTATAATTAGTTATTGTACCCGTTGCCCCGGCCCAACTAATATTTGCAGACCCGTCGGCGTTTAGACTGGCTGTGGCTGAGGTGGGTGCGGTAGGAACCGATGGCACGTAAGAAATCGGACCAGTGGCGCATGCGGCTGAGCAATCATCGAACGTTGCATCATCGTCCGAATCATTGCAAGATTGAACATTAAAAGTATATGTCTGTCCGACGATAAAATGCCCGTCTACAATCGTATAAGTACCCGCTGAGGGGTTATAAAAAATTGCGCCTGTTAAACCCGTAGTCGTACCAGATGTTACCGTTATCACAATCGCCTCTGAGCCTGCTCCTGTTTCTGGTAATGTCCAAGTAAACACTATTCCATTTGGATGGTTATTGGATGCGGCACATACTAGGAGCGGATCGGGCGGTACAACTGGTGGATATCCCCTAAATTCCAGAATGCCATGCGGGGGTGTTTTACCCGCCGTGTTCGATAACGTCGTTAAACTTTTGTTCCCGGTCTGATTCCCGTCCACCTGTTGCGATATAGAACGCCCGGCGCCTGCGGTACCTTTAATGGATAGGCTTCCCGTTGTAGGAAGTTGCGCAAAAGCTGAAAAAGAAAACAGTAGCAATATTAATATTTTCATTGGTTGTCTGTTTTATATTTGGCCCTACGCGCTGCACGTCTAATAATTGGCTTTTGTTGTTCATTCTTTTCAAGTCGTTCAACCTTCGCTGTAAGTTCTTCTATTGCTTTGTACAGCGGCACGACCATCTTCGAATAGTTGACGGCCCACATAGTTGAATCGTTGTCCGGCTTGGTTACGTATTCCGGCGCCACTTCAAAAAGTTCTTGCGCTATAAAGCCCGTTTCATTTTCCTTTGTGTCGGTCCGGTCGTAATTCCTTACAAGGCTTGCAATGACTTTTACTTTTGTTAGCTGACTTTCTGCATCTACAATGTTATATTTCAATCGCCTGTCAGAAGTTGCGACCCAATCGGTAGCGGTGCCAACCCCCGAAGGTGCGAACCTAAAACGTTCCGCACTTGTCCCGCCATTGTTTGACCAAATTGTGAACGCGTCCCCTCCTTCGTTATCTATTAGCTTAACGCGTAGTTCTCGGTTAGTAGGACCTTCTATAGTGGCAAAAAGATTTGACCCACCAAACTCTAGTTTTAGTTCAGGGTTGGTTCCATTCCCATTAATAGTTAATCGACCTTTACCAGTAGGGGTAATTCCCCCGATACCTAACATTCCCGTCCCCGTCAACACCATTAATTCATTTGAAGTTGTTGAGGAAGTGCCAGCGTACCAAACATGATTTGCAGAAGTGCCACCAACTTGGTAACGCATGGCAAGTGAGTTGAATCCTAAGCCATAGAACTGGTGATCATCGTTTGCAGATTCAAATAATACTATCTTTCTGTTGCCAGTAACATTCCCAAACTGCAAAGGCGCGTTCGGTGAGGTTGTTCCTATGCCTACGTTACCGCCGGATTCATTCAACAATACATTGTCAGAATTGATGCGTATTCTATATTTCGTATTAGTGTAGTCGAACAGCCCTAAAGTATTTGTACTTTGCTCAAATCCGTATACTCCGGAAAATCCAGTTCGGTTAAATCTCAATAACAATGAGCCGGCCCCGGTAAGATCGATTGATCCGGTAAATTCTTTCACGCCTGCAAAAGTCTGCGTACCTGTATTAACGGCGCCCCTAGCCGTTGCCGATGCGTCTGGAATATTGAAAGTATGCGTTGACCCAGAAGACGAAATGTTGAAAGTAGTTCCACTGGTTCCTACGGCAAAAGTCTGCGTCGCTGTTGAAAGCCCGCCTAAAGATGTAATGCCCGCCGGTGGCGTAGCCCATGTTCCATCGCCCCGCCAAAATGTTGAAGCGCTTGCACCGGTCCCGCTGTTAAGCCGTGAGGTTGATAGGTTCCCGGTTATATGGGTGGATAGATCTACCTTGCCCCAACTAATACCAGAAAGCAACACATTACCCGCCGCGCCTGAAGCTGGCACAAGTCCAGGAAATGTTGCGTCTGCTGTTTGTAGGTTTAATACCCCTGTAGAATACGCGGCACCGTTGGCGGTCTTTGTTGCCCCGTTAATAGATCCAAGGCTGAACGTTACCCCGCCACCGCTACCGAAGTTTAGTAAGTTGTACCATTGGTTATTTTGATACGCGCGGAATTTGTTGGATTGTTCATTGTAGTAAATGCTACCGTTAATAGGAAGTACTTTCGTGCTGTCCAACATATTAACGTGCCGTACAACGGTAGCGTTAATAGCCCCGCTTTGTGAAAATGCTGCAAGTGAAGACAACATAAACAAGGTAAGCAATACAGCCTTACCACCACCGCCAAAGAACCTGCCTATTGTCAGGTCTACTATGCGGGATAGTCCGGCGCTTAGTACTGCCTGTAGTTTGTCAGGTATCCACATGAAGATACAACCGATAAGGCCCGCTGCGATAGCTTGCCAATCTTCTAACCAATCCATGTGCCACCCATACGCAGCGTACACCATAAGGCCAGCGCCAAACAGGAACGCAAAAGCTGTCCTGACGTGTTTCATTATTTTTTCTATGCTCATAAAGTTTTAAATATAAGGTCCGTTAATATCTACTAACCAATTTGCGCCATGCTTCGTGAATTCAGCTTTATATAGTCCATTATCAAAAGGCGTCCACTGCTTTATACCGTTTGTGCGCGCGTCGGACATCAACACGTCAGAAGGAAAATGTATTATGGCAAGATTCGCAATTGTAAAGATCCAAGTGCCTTTAGTGGCGTTGGCAAAGTTTGAAATATCAATACCAATATCGGTAGCGATAGGCGCAGCGGTTTGAAATATTCTTTCCGGCATTCCGGCAAAGTTTAGATCAATTTCACCGCCTACGTTTATGCCTGTGTTAACATAGCCTGTACTTAAGAACGGGTTAAAGTCTGTACCATTATTTGAGACTTCCCAAACGCCGGTATCTTTGTTGTACCGTATCCGTGGTTCCTGTCCTACAGCGCTACCGTTCCGCGCAAATATTTCCTTATGTGAAGTGCTAGTAGCGTCACCAATACCAAAACGATTCTTAACCGTGTGCGTGTCTGTGTTCTGTGCGTGAGATAAAACGCCCGCACTGCGCAGTGCCCAAAATACTGATTCCGTGGAAGGCGCATTGCCCGTTGACGGGGTGGGGTATATGTACTGCCACAGGTTGCTATTGAACGTTACAAAGTTACCGTTACTATATTCTTCACTTCCTACGTAGGGTTCAATACCACCGGGGTTGGCCGCTGTTACGTTGTCACGTATGAAGCTAGCCAGTAGGATGAAGTTATTATCCACTTCGGCAAAAGTAAGCGTAGCCCCCTTGGTTTGGTAGTTGGCGTCTACTACTTCGCGTAGTAACAGGTCAGATAAATTACTCATAGGAAGGACGACCGCCCCCTACGGCTGTTATGCGTATTGCAGGCTGTACCGACCCCTTGCCCGGTAGGTTAAAAAATTCCGGATAAATGTCTTTGTTATTGCTTAGAAAATAAAGTAGATCTTCTTCATAAACTTTTGCGTTACTCTTTGCTTCAATAATCATTGCAGAAATTTCCGATGCTTCCAAGTGTTCCGAAAAGTTTGAAACTTTCTTAACTGCGCCGAAGCGCGTAACACGCTTGCCAAGGTTTGGAATTGTGCGGGCATAAGCGTAGTAAGCTATAAGCGGTTTTATACCGGGGAAATTTATTTCTATGTCGTCCACTTCATAGACGCACCCTGACAGAATGTTAGACGCGCGAACGGGTACAAGTTCTAATGCAAGTTCTTTCAGCCACAAATTAAAAAATTTGATACCTAGTAATTTGCGTAGGTCAACGTTTTGCGCTTCAATTATGTACGGGTCAACGCTTGCCACGTCATCTATGTTCGACGCGATTTGTCGTACTGCCCTAATGTCTTCAACTGTTATTAATTTTTCCATTAGTCTACGTTACCGTCTAAGCTGCCGTCTGCTGCGTCGGCTAAAAATACTTTCGCTTCATCTTCAGCCAAGCCGTAGCCCTTCAGAACTACAAGCGCTTCAGCCTCAGTTATTTTTCCGTTCTTAAACTTGGCAGCTATGTTTATGACTTTGTTAAGTTCGCCAATAGTTAATTTTGTACCGCTGCCCTGTTCGGCTGCTACTGGTTGCCCGTCAGGTGTAGTAACTGCAACGCCCAAAGATTGTAGGAACATTTGCCATGACAAAGGCTGTATATCACAGTCCGTAGCGGTGACGCCTGGTATAAGCGTTAATACTTTCTTAAATGCCGTGGCTACTAAGTCGCGGTCGTCATGCGTAAACATGTTGTAAAAGTTTACGCTGTTTTCAATTTCTGTAGTATTTCCAAGACGGCCCGGAATTAGGTCACCTACAAGTATTGCGGGCTGTGTGTAGTTCTTGCGTATCTTGGTCTGTGCGCTGTTGTCTGTCCACTCAAAAAGCTTGTCATTATTCTGCACGTCTACTTTGTGTAGCTTAATAGGCTTGTCCGCAGCGTTTGGGTTCTCCATAAGCATGATACGCCCGGCTTTGTCTACGCCTTGAAACTGTCCTAAGGTTTCTTCCATCTTTGCGCGTTCTGTATCGGTTTCAAATTCGCCGGGATATTCTAAAATATGGTCAGCCATAAATTTAGATGTTACTGACGTTTCACGGAAGACAGATATTTGTGCGTCTGTTTCCACGTCAGCTACTACTTCGTCAAATGTTACGGCAGGGTATTGGTTCACGTTTTCAGTGACGTAAAGTATTTGCCCTTTGTAGTCCTGAAGACCGCCGGCGCGTTCAATTTGTTTTAGCACTGCTGCGGGGTCAGGGTTGTACACGTCTACGCGTTGACGCTTGCGCACGGTCTTATTTTTTTCCTGTGCCCAGTCGTCACTAACTACAATTTTTGTTATGTGTCCTGTTTCGTCAGGCAAGCCCAGGCGGCAGTATTCGAACTTTACTACCGTAGGGTTTACAGGTTGTAAGAACGCATTGTAGTCTACATGGATAGCAAACCCGTAGTGTGTACGGTAGTCCTGCACAGCTTCGCGTAGTAATTCTTTAGCAGTTTGTCCGTGGACGTTTATGATGTTGTCGTTTAGCGTTGCATCTTTGAAGCCCGCCCCGCGTATGAATTTTGCAAAAAGCTTTACGCAAGACTTGCCCGTGCCTGAACGGTTCAGTAGTTCGGCCATACGCTGCGGGTAAAGGTTGTCTTTGCCATAAAGCAAAATGCCCTCAACAGTGTTTTCCCTATAAGGAAGTCTACGTTTAAGGGGGTTGCTTAGAAATACTCTTTGCATAATGTAGTAATAAAAAAAGGGGGCGTTTGACCCCCTAAAGTTACTAAAAAAGAACGGTTTAACCTAGCAGGGCGGCGGCGTCAATTTCGTACTGCACAAGTTCTACAAGTTCAGCTTTGTTCAGTTTTTCGTCTGCGGATTTGCCTGTAAGTTCCGCATACTTCGCATGCAGTTCTTTTTTAGTAAGCGCATCCAGGTCGCTGGGTTTAGGATCTTCAGCGGGCTTGGCTTCAGCGTCGATGAACACTTTGCGCGCGTCGGGGTTTGCCTTCAAAAGTCTTTCTACTTTTTCGTCGTCTATGTTGTCGTTGGTGTAGACTTCACCAATACCAAAGGGCCTGTAGCTTTGCCCGTCGGGTAAGGAATAACGTTTTGCCATAATTTTTATTTTGGTTTCTACAAAGGTATTGAGTACTACCTACAAAAGCAAACAAGCCACCCGTTTTGTAGGTGGCTTGTAGTGTTTTAAACTGCGGGTGCCAGTAGCGCCGTGATAGCTGTTTCGGTTGCGGCTGCGTCTGTTACGAAGAACGTAGACGGTAAGAAGGTTTCTTTTGCTGCGGTGTCCGGTGTCTTCAAAAGAAGATCATACGCGCCGCCCGTGTCAGTGTTGTTCGGGTCGCGTTCCATTTCAGTAACCTTCAACCCGATATCTTTACCAAACAGTTCCCAACTTCCACCTTTTGATTTGATAAGGGCGACTACTTCGCCTTTGATGATCTTATCAACCTGTAGTTTTGCTTCAGGTGTGTTGGCAAAAATTTTAAAGCGGGCTTCGTGTTCGTAAAGACGGCTATAGCGTGTAAGCACTAAACGGCTTTTCGGTTCTACTGACATATTCTGTCCCTCAAACTTGAAGAACTGTTTGCCAACCTTCAGGGCAATATCAGTAACAAGCATGGGGTTAGTAGCGTCTACGGTATAGCCCGAAATATCTGACTTGTTAACTAACAGAATGTCGTCTTCGGTTCCTGGTATTAGCGGTTCAGTACAGCTAAGTACAAAGCCACTTGAAATTGTTGCACAAATAGGCATGTTATTTTTTCTTTATGTCGGGGCCGTTGTTAGCGACCCCGACGGTGAATTACTTTTTTAGTAGGCGGCTACAGTCATAAATTCCTGCATGTGCTTCGCGTCAAACTTATACAAGCCTTTGAAGTTGACAGTTTCACTTTCTTCGTCGAAGTAAGTTCTGAAGTCATCAATGCCCCCGGCGCTGTCGAAGCCTGCTACAAGGTTGGACACTGTAGTAAGTACGGCCCGGTGTGGCAGGTCATATTTTACACCGTTGCTAAAGTCGGATTGTATGTAACGGTCCCAAACTGCATCCATACTGATAATAGGCACCTTCCGGTAAACGTCATCATTAAAGGCTTCGTCTTGACGCTTGATCATTTCAAAGACGTTGGGGAACTTGCTTTCTTTTTCGTCTATGCGGTTCTGCATAAGCGTTTCAGTTACAAGTAGAATTTTGTCAGGTGCTTGACGAAGGCGCGGGTCTGCCGCGTTAACCATTTGGCGGTAGGTGTTGTATGCGTCAGTGTCACCAAGTGCCAACTGTGC